GTTTATTTGGTGGTTTCTTTACAAAAACATCTGTAAAAACAGAATTTGCTGGAGCGGGAATTAAATTTATAGATCAAACATTAGGCTCAATTGTTACCGAAGGAATTAAAGGCGCACAAACTTATGTGGATGTTTTAGTTACCACAACAAAAAGCAATTTCTTTGGAATGTTTAAATCTGTTAAACAAGAAATTAAAACAAAGTACACTGCGTTAAGTGATGAAATAGCTAATTCAATATCTTATACAATTGTAAGCATGTATAACGCTATTGCTATTGCTTCAAAACAAACAGGAAATATAGGGATTGTTGATACATTAAAAGGATACACTGTATCACTTGGAAAAATTCCACTTGGAAAAGACCCAGCAAAATATGAAGAAATATTCAAAGCCACCATCAATAAATTGGGTGACGATTTGGCTATGCTTGACCCGCGTTTTAAAGATTTCCAACGTATTGGTGAAGGTTATTTAGAAACGCTAACAAGAACATCAAACGGCATTGTTACAGCACAACAAAAACTTGCAGCGGCTGGCATTGTTGCTATTGATTATACAAATATCAAAGAAAAGCAAGGTGATGTTGAAGCGGAATTGGTTAGAGATTCAATTTTAGCAACAAACAGTCTAACTGATGTTAGCGACATTATGAGCAATTTATCTGGTACAGCAGATGAATTGCTTGCTGCGCTTAAAAATTTAAATGAGATTAAATTTGGTTTAAATGCAATTGGATTAGGTTCAATTGATTTAAATCAAAAAATGATTAACGCAGCAGGTGGGTTAAGCGCGTTTAATTCTTCAATAAATGATTTTATTGGCTCAATACTATCGCCTGAAGATCAATTAAATATTAAAACCGCACGAGTAGCGTCAAGTTTAGAAAGTTTAGGCATAACAATGCCAAACCTAGGTGGAAACGCGCAAGATTCTTTAGATTACTATAAAAATTTATTACAACAAGCTGCGCAAGATACTACTGAAGCAGGTGATCGCGCATTTGTTAAATTGTTGCAATTAGCTAATGACTTTGCATCAGTAGCAACAGAAACTGCAAAACTAGCCGCTGATGAGTTAAACAAAACGCTTGATGAGTTTAAAGCTAAGCAATCAGAAATAGCGGCAACGATTAAAACAGAACAAGGCAACATTGTTAAATCAACTGATTTATTGATTTCTGTTTATAAAAAACTAGGCGAAGTTGATTTAGCATCGAAAGAAGAAGCGTTAAGACTTGAGCGTGAAAAAGCCGTAAGAGGTTTAGATGCTGAATCTGCAAGCGTTGTTACTGCATTAAATAATTTAACTTATATCATCAACGTATTTAATGAAGCATCGGCTGGTTTAAAATCAGCGTATCAATCATTAACTGCTATGCGTGATAGATTTGTAAGCATTGGCGATTCTTTAAGTGCTTATCTTGGCGATCTAAACAATACATCGTCAGATTATGAAAACGCTCGCACGTTATTCTTAAAAACGTCAGAGCTTGCAAAAGGCGATAATGAACAAGCGTTAAAAGACTTGGAGAATGTATCTAAAGCGTTTTTATCAGCATCTAAATCAAGAAGTGACGCTGAAATACAAGCCGCACAAGATTCAGTTAACACTGCAAAATCTGCGTTAACATCTGCGCAAGACGCATTAAAACAAGCGCAAGAAGAACAAGCAGCGGCACAATTGCAAGCGTCAAAAGATGCGCTGTCAAATCAAAAACAAGCGTTAGCAGACCAAGTCAGCGCACTAAAAGAAAACGTCAGCACAATTACTGCGTTTAAAGATAAATTATTGAGCGTTAGCAAATCGCTTGGAAGTTATTTAAAAGAGCTAACAAATGAATCACAAAATTATGATGCGGCAAAAGCAGAATTTTTAAGAATTGCTGCATTAGCAAAAACAGGTGATGAACAGGCGTTGCAAGACTTAGAAAATACTGCAAAAGATTTCTTAAGTATCTCAAAAACTCAAATTGATGATTCAACAAAAATATTTAAAGATGCAATTGATACGTCAAAAGCAGGATTAAAAACGGCTTATGACGCTGTTGTTGCTTTGCGTGATAAGTTTAAATCCATTAGACAATCACTGGTAGATTATAAATTAGAAATTACTGGCGCAGGTACGCCACAGGGTTCGCCAGAATCAATTTATAGATCAACTAAAAAAGCGTTTGAAGATGCAAAAATTTTAGCCGCTGGCGGTAATGAGCAGGCATTGACTGATTTGCCAAGCATTGCAAAATCATTCTTAGATGCGTCATTAAAATATAACGCAACTGGCATGGATTATCAGGCAGATTATCAATCTGTTTTAGGCTCGCTTGATACTTCAATTGCAAAAGTTGATAGCCAGATTGATATTTTAAACAAGCAATTATCAGCCGCAGAATCAGCCGATAAAAGTTTGATTGATTTAAATGCAAGTGCGCTGTCAATTGATGAAGCAATCAAAGCCTATAAAACCGCATTAGACTCAGAATCACAAGCGGCAGCTATCCGTTATGAAGAAGATAAAGCGTTAGTAATAGCTAATGCAACTGAAGTAAAAGCTAATGCTGATTTGCAAATTACAAATTCAACCAAACAGATTGAAAAATTAAAAGAGCAAATTACGCTAGCCAATACACAGATTGGTAAGATAGACGAGCAACTAACATTGCTTACTTCAGCAAAAACATCATTAGCCAGTATTGATGATTTAACCGCTAAAGTAAAAGAAGCGCAAGACGATTTAAATACTGCAATGGCGGCACAGGCGGTAGTTGATACAAAGCGTTATGAAGAAGACAAAGAGCTTGTTAAGAAAAATGTAAAAGATGCGCTTGATAAAACTAATGAGCAAATAACTGCAATGAATAAACAGTTAACTGCTGCTGAAACAGCTAATAAAGCATTAGAAGATTTAAAAACAAAAACGGATACTGTTAATTCAAGCATAGGCAACTTAGCCACAGCCATTGAATTTTACAATCAATCCGTTTTAACAGTAGATCAATTTAAAACAGATAACGCTAATTTATTAACAAACATCAAAACAAGCATTGCAGATAGCCAGTCAGCTATTATTAATGCAAATGCACAAGCAGTAGCAACAGCGGCAGCACAAGCAGCAGAAGTGCAAAGAGCAGCAGACGCAGCGGTTCAATTAGCAAACGCAAATGCTTCGCAAGCGTACTCAGATTTAATGGACGCAAGACAAGCAAACAGAGATGCTGATTTATTAGCCGCTGCGTCAATTGTTACCGTTAATCAAAATACTGTGCTACCAGTCAAACCATTCGCCAATGGCGGTATGGCAAGCGGTCTGTCGTTAGTTGGTGAGCAAGGCGCAGAATTAATCAACTTTAATTCACCTGCTAACGTCACAACCCATTCACAAACTGCTGGCTTATTTGATTCAATCGGAAACGCTATTGACGACCAAAGCGTGTTATTAAAAGAGCAAATTATTGAATTGAAAGCATTGGTTAATTTACAATCTAACGCTAACGTAGCATTGATAAACGAGATGCAAGGCATGAAAGAAGAATTGAATACCATTTCACGCAAAGCAAAACTTGAGGCAGCAGCATGATTTACATTGTAGAAATTACAGCGGCAATTGACGCAGCAGGAACGACAACCGTGCTGCGTTATGCGTCAAAGCCTTACACAACAAAACCCACTGACACGCCTGCTAATACGTTTTATGATGACAGAATAACCAATCCAGCATCAATTAGCAGATCACTTTACAGCAACGGAACAACAAGCGGTGCAAGCCGTGTAAATTATGGCGCGGTTGAGTTATCTAATGTCGATGGTGGTTTAGATTCGATTCTCAATTATTCGTTTGATGGGCGTTCGCTTTTTATTAAAATCGGAAATGAAGGTGACGCTTATTCTGCATTTACAACTATTTTAAATGGCACAATGGAGCAGGTAGAGTTTACATTTTCAAAAGTAACTATACTTGCGCGGGATAAACTCGCCATTGTTGATATGCCTTTGCAAACCACGCTTTATGCTGGAAATAATGCGTTGCCTGATGGCGTGGAAGGTGTTGCTGATATTGCAAAATCACCTAAACCATTATTGTATGGGCAAGTGTTTAATATTGCGCCAATCATGGTAAATAGTTCAAAATTAACATATCAGATCAATGATGGCGCAATCCAATCTGTTAGCAACGTTTACGATAAAGGTATTGCATTAACCGCTGGTGCTGATTATGCAAACGTAACGACATTACACGCAGCGTCACCGGCAAGCGGCACATTCATTACTTGTTTAGCACTTGGCTATATTCGATTAGGTGCTGTGCCAACAGGATTATTGACGTGTGACGCAACACAAGGCGCAGCATCATCCAATCGCACAGTGGCGCAAGTTTTAAAGGCAATGGCGTTAAAAGCAGGCATTGCATCGGGTGATATTAACGCAAGCGATGTCACCGCATTAGACACGGCAAATAATAGTGTTATTGGAATTTGGATTGATGGCGCAGATTCAGCGATGGTGGCAATGGATAAAGTAGCTCAATCGATTGGCGCATACTTTGGATTTGATGCGCTTGGTGTATTGCGCATGGGTTTATTTACTTCGCCAACGGGTAGCGCAACACTTGAAATTGATATAAATAACATTTTAAATATTGAACATGGTCGAACCAATGACACCGACAAAGGCATTCCAGCATGGCGCGTAAATTTAAGTTATCAAAAAAATTATAGCGTTCAGGATTTTGATTTGGCTGGTGCAGTTACCGCAGCGCGTAGAAGTGTTTTGTCTTTGCCTGCATTAACAAAATCAGCAGAAGATACAGTCATAAAAACACAGTATGCGCTTGCGCCTACAATTGAAAAAGAATCGTTGCTTGTTGATGCTACAGCAGCTCAAACTGAAGCAACTCGATTGCTTAACTTGTATAAAACAAGCCGCGATTTGTACACTGTCACAATTGCGCTGGATTTAACAAGCACGTTGCCCGATTTAAATAATATTGTAAACATAACAATGAATCGTTTTGGTTTAAATTCTGGTAAACTATTTAAAATTATTGGTATTGAATCAGATTATTCAAAAAACCGCGCAACGCTAACGCTTTGGGGATAGCATGGCAAATACAATTATTGGTTATCAAAACAGGATTGATGCAGTTACGTTTGCAGCGTATGGTTCGTGGTCAACTTCATTGCCGTTAACAAATATCAAAACACGCCAATTATCAAAAAAAGCGCGTTCAACAGACGATGCAAACGCATCAACTAAATTGCGTTTTTCAACAGACATTGAGCGCATTGTTTCAACGCTTGGAATTATTGCACACAATTTATCAGTTAGTGCGACATGGCGTTATCGCGTTTATTCAGACAGCGGTTATGCTACATTAGTTTATGATTCTGGCACACTTGATGTATGGCCTAGCTCGCCTTATGGCAGTTACGAATGGGAAGATGTACATTTTTGGGATTTAACGCCAACGGATGAAGAAATTGCGTATTACACAAAAAATTTAATTTACGTTATTCCATCAATTGTATCAGCGCAATATTATCAAATTGAATTTTTTGACAGCAGCAATTCTGACGGCTATGTTGAATTAGGTCGTATTTTTATGGGGTCAACTTATCAACCAGTTTTAAATATGAATCTAGGCGCGTCAATTGGTTATGAATCAGCAACGGTTGTCGATACAGCTATGAGTGGCGCAGAATTTTTTGATAGGCGTGATAGTTTTAGAATTGCACAATTTACGCTTGACCATTTAACTTATGCTGAATCAATTTTAAATAATGATATTATGAAAATATCAGGCACAGATTTAGAAGTGCTTTATATCTGGGATAGTGCAGACGCGCTTAATCTGCAAAGGCGTTCGTTTTTAGGTAGGTTGAGGTCATTATCGCCTATTTCACAGCCATACAACACACGATACCAAACAACATACGAAATCAAGGAATTATTATGACGGGCAGTGTAACATTTAGCACAGCAATCGGTGGTGACGGTTCAACTGTTACTGATGATGATAATGCAACAACAGGATTAAGGGATGGCGGGTGGCGCACAAGGTTTGTGCCATGTTTTACTAATCAAGTTTCAATTGCAAATTATGTTGTAACAAAAGCAAATGAAGCGGCAGCAAGTCAAACAGCAGCAGAATCTAGCGCAACAGCAGCGGCTGCTGCTTATGACTCCTTTGATGACCGTTATTTAGGCGCAAAATCAAGCAATCCAACGGTGGATAATGATGGAAATGCGCTGCTTACTGGTGCTTTGTATTGGAATACAACAAGTAGCGAAATGCGTGTTTATAGCGGTAGTGCATGGGGGGCGGCTTATATTCCATCAAGTGGATATTTAGCATTGTCTGGCGGCACGATGACAGGTAACTTAACCCTAGACGCCTACACTGAAAAGGTCGCAACACTTGCTACTTCGGGAACGATTGCATTAAATCCTTCTACTGGTACAACTCTGTCATGCGCGGCTGCGGGTACAGTCACCTTTACTGACAGCTTATCATCTGGGCAAAGCATCTCATTACTGCTCACTAACGGTAGTACCTACACAATCAACTGGCCAACTATCACATGGGTGACAGCGGCTGGCAATACTGCGCCAACGCTTAGTGCAAGTAATACGCTCGTCTTTTGGAAAATCAGCTCAACACTTTACGGTGCGCTGGTTGGGAAGTCTGCATAATGTTATCAGCCAAATTAAAAGAAGCAGCCGGTAACAGCGCAGACGCAACTCTCTATGTCGATGACGTATTCTCCACTTGGCTCTACACCGGCACGGGGGCGACACAAACCATCACTAACGGTATTGACTTGGCTGGTAAGGGTGGGATGACATGGATAAAGTCACGAAGTGCAGCGACAGACCATAAATTAACGGACACAGTTCGTGGTGCGACTAAAGCACTAATTTCTAATACTACTGGTGCAGAAACAACAGACACAACAGGATTAACAGCATTTAGCTCGACTGGGTTTTCACTAGGCGCAAGCTCAGTTTATAACACTAATGCAGCCACCTACGTTTCATGTACATTCCGCAAAGCACCGAAGTTTTTTGATGTGGTGACTTATACGGGGAATGGGACATTATTAACGGTAAATCATAATCTCGGTGTTGCTCCTGGAATGATTATAGTTAAGCGTCTTAACGGAGTAGGTGACTGGAATGTTTACCATAGAAGTTTAACTGCATCCAACTACTATCTTTTGTTAAACAGCACAGGTGCTCAACAAAATGGGTCAAATACATGGGGAGCCGCACCCACTAGCACAACATTTACGGTGGGTAACGCCAGTGGTGGGGATAACGGAGTAAACGGTTCTGGTAATACTTACGTCGCCTACTTATTCGCTCACGACACGTCATCGACTGGGATTATTCAGTGTGGGAGTTACACTGGGAATGGAAGTGCAACTGGGCCTGTTGTAACGCTAGGGTGGGAGCCGCAGTATTTGATGGTTAAAAATGCTAGTGGTACAGGTAATTGGCAACTTTTAGATTCAATGCGTGGCATGCCTGTAGGTTCTGCAGACGCTACGTTGCAAGCTAATTTAGCAAACGCTGAATCTAGTGTTAACTATGTATCTCCGACTGCCACAGGATTTCAAATAACTTCAACATCAACTGAAGTTAACACGTCTGGCTCAACCTACATCTACATGGCAATCCGTCGCCCAAACAAGCCGCCTACAACGGGGACGCAGGTGTTTAGTCCAGCTTCGGGAGTGAGTGCTTATGGATTTGGGCGTTCTAATACGTCGCCAGATTTATTTGCTACATTTGTAAATAAGACTTCACCTACTTCACCTGCATGGATGTGGAGTGACAGACTGCGTGGATTTTTAAGTGGAGGTAGTCCAATAATTGATAGCACTTCGACTGCTGCTGAAAATACTAGAACGACAAACCCGTATTTTAAGGTAACAGAAGATTCGTTTGGACCTGCTTTAACATTATCGAATATGCCAACAGCAAATAGTATATGGTACGGGTTCAAACGCGCACCTGGATTCTTTGATATGGTTTGTTATACGGGTAATGGGGTTTTAGGACAAACATACAATCACAATTTAACAGTTTCTCCAGAACTAATAATAGTTAAAGCAAGAAATTCAGTACGTAACTGGGCTGTATATCCAAATACGCTTTCTAGCGGGTTATATCTTAATCTTACAGGAAGTTTTAGCGATTATGGTTCAAGATTTACTTCTATTTCTTCTACTACGTTTGGTGTACAAAATGATGAAACTACTAATTTTAGTGGATATACTTACGTTGCCTACCTATTCGCCACACTTGCTGGAATATCTAAAGTAGGCTCTTACACAGGTAATGGAACAGGACAAGCAATTGCGTGTGGATTTGGTTCTGGCGGTGCAAGATTTGTTTTAATTAAGCGTACAGACTCTACTGGCGGCTGGTACACATTTGATTCGGCTCGTGGGTTAACAAGCGGGTCAAGTCCATACTTACTGCTTAATAGCACAGCGGCAGAAGTCACAGGTAATAACGGTGTCTACGCATCATCGGGTGGCTTTACGTTAGGTGCAACAGCATCGACAACCACGAATATCAGTGGAGCTTCTTACATCTTTTTAGCAGTGGCATAGGACATATCAATGGCAAACTATATCAATTTACAAACACATCAAGTTAGCACGGAATCTGAAATCCGTGCAGCGCATCCAAATACCTCTTTCCCTGTGCCTTTTACAGTAGAAGGCTACTCATGTGTGTTTGATGCACCTCAACCAGACTACGATAAGTACACGCAGACTATCGCTCAAGGCGTACCTGTAGAGGCTTTACCTAATCACTGGGAGCAAACATGGATAGTCTTAGACCTCAATGCAGAGCAACTAGTGGTAGCACAGGCGCAAAAGATTGAAGATGAGAAAGCAAAAATCAAATCTGACATCGCAGCACTAGAAGATTCAGTCACACCGCGTAGACAGCGCGAAGCTATTTTAGCTATCGACACCACATGGCTTGCAGACGTTGAGCTTCAAATTGGGCAGTTAAGACAGCAATTAGCGGAGTTATAAAATGCCAGATGAAGCCTGCCGCCTTGCTAAAGTAGAGCAACGAATTGAAAACCTCGAAGAAATATTTGAAGATCGTGGTAAGAAGCTCGATGCCATAATTGCCACTCTTGAAGAAATGAAAAACGAACAAACGCGCTATAAAGGTTTCATTGGCGGCATCGTCTTTACCATCGGTGCGTTGTTTTCGTTTATTGCTTGGTGGACAAGTAAGTAATGGAATTTTTACAGTTCGCAACGGATGTAGGTTTCCCCATTGCCGCTGCTTGCGTGGGAATGTACTTTGTATTTTTGACCATTAAATTCCTGCTTGATAGCGTACTTGAAAAGATTAAAAGCCTTATTGGTATCATCAAGCAACTTGATAAGCGTGTCACGGCTATGTCAGAGGATATTGTAAAAATAGACGTACTCATGACAGAAACACTTGATATGCCAATTGAAAAAGAGAAGGTGGCGCGTTTTAATAACCCGCAAGAAAAGAGAGTTGATTAATGGATGTTGACGCATTAGCTAAATATATCAACCAATACGGTTTTCCAATTATTGCATCAAGTAGCATGGGGTATATCGTCTATTTTGTTTGGGTATGGGTAACGACAATTGTTAAGCCAATCCTTACCGAAACAACAGACGCGCTGATTGAATTAATCGACCAAATACGCCTGCTTGATAACGACATGATACGGCTTACACAAAAATTAATTACGGTACTTTCTATGAGATCACGAAAATGAAAACAGGCGAACGCGGTTTAAAATTAATTAAAGAATTTGAAGGTTGTAAATTATCGGCTTATCAATGCCCAGCGGGTGTGTGGACTATTGGCATTGGCTCAACACATTATGGTGATGGTACGCCAGTCACTAAAAATAGAACGCTACCAACTGAAAAAGCCGCAATTGCTTTGCTTGCTGCAACCATTGGGCAATATGAAAAAGCCGTTAATGCAGTAGGTATTGAATTAACACAAAACGAGTTTGATGCGCTTGTTTGTCTTTGTTATAACATTGGAGCGGGTAATTTTGCATCGTCAACCCTTGTTAAAATGCTCAAAGCTGGTGACAATAAAGCAGAAATTGCAAAACAGTTTTTGCGATGGGATAAGTCAGGCGGTAAACCACTCGCTGGATTAACCCGCAGGCGCAATGCTGAAGCAGAATTGTTTTTAACGCCATAATAAAAAAGCCGCTTATTTAGCGGCTTTGTTTTTTGCTATCCATTTTTGATAGGCTTCTTCAGGTGTTGACCCAGAACAAACAGCCGTTGTT